TGTTGAATATTTTTCTGCCAAGTCAGCAAATTTTGCGGATAATGCAGTACCTCTAAATAAGTTTGCACGTAGATCGCCGCTTGCATCACGAACTGCAACACTATCTGCATTTGCTGCAACTGATCCTGATTTGTTAGCACCTGAAACAACAAGGAACGTTGCTTTTTCAGCAGTGCCGGTAAAGTTATTAGCATATACATTATTAAACGGTGCTGTTGGTGTGCCAAGTGTAACTGTTTCTCTTGTTACATCATCGCTCTGTAACCCTGGCTCGATTGCGTTTGCTTTAAAAATAACTGGATTAATTAGTTGTCCTAGTGTATTTTTTGCTTTAATAGAAATTTGAGTGCCAACCTCGTTGGACATTACTACTTGGTTGTCGTTTTCAATAACAAGTTTGAAGTCATTTGAGTCGCCAATTGCAATACCAAAGTCACTAAAACTAGCAAGAGTAGCAAATGATGCACTGCCTGCTTGAATAAAGTTAGTAGCGTCAACGCCGCCTAATTTATTTGCGTTTTGTGCAGTACCCCAAAAAACGTGGTTAGTTGCTGTTACGCCGTTTGTTGATGCTAATGTATTAACTAATGTAATACCCTGTTTAACAGTGTCAAATCCCGGAATTCTATTTTCTGCATCACTACTATCGATAGTAAATGTGTCATTTGAAATAATATGTACAACTGTGTCTTCTACAACAGAAGCAATAATCGAATGTGTTACACCGTTGGTGTCACGCACTGAACGTGATTGCATCTGTGTAATACCATCTCCAGCATCTTGGGGTCCTACTAGTACAAAATCTGTACCGTTATATGCATAGAGTTGTTCATTTGATGTATCCCACCAAAAGTCGCCTTCTGTTAGTCCTGAAGGAGCACTAGCAAGTACTTCTGCGCCACCTGTTGTTCGCCATTTACTACTATCGTAGAATTTAAGTTTACTTTGACTAGAATCAAACCATACTTGCCCGCCGACTGGCTTAGGCGGAGCAGTTGCTCCTGCAAAGTTTTCTAGCAAGTAAACAAAATTCTCGTTTTGAATTTCGCCGTATCCTGCGTAGTTTTTACCAACTAATTTAAGATCAGTTGTTTGATCAATCGTACCGTCTTCTACTACGGTTAGGATCTGTCTATTGTATTTGTCGATAGTGTATGCCATCTTTTTGAACCCCTGTTATATAACGTATTTATCGTATTTCAAATTATTACGCAGTACTCACCCAATTCCACGCATTGCCCAATACTTGGAATGTCATTGTTGACCTTGTTGGTGTTAAGTTTGCGTTTGCATCAACTGATGCAAAGTTAATGTCTTGCACAACTGATTGTGCAGTTGAGTCATCTGTTAATACCGACAAATAACTTTTACTCATTGCTGTTTGTACATCAATTCCTGTAACTTGCACATTTGCATATGATGTACAGTGTACCCTGGCCTGTGTTCCGTCAGCTTTATTAGCTGCCGGAGATAGTGTTTCAATAATCGCTGCAACATCAGTATACGGATTGTTTACTGCTGGCGTACTTAACCCAGTAACGTCTAATGCTAGTACTACCGGTTCACTACTTATTGTTACATCTACGTAATTTTTTGTTGCTACATCTTGTGCTAGTGTAGGATCTACTACATCTGTAATTTTTGAAGAACTTACACTCATGTTACCTGCTGGATTAATAGTTAACCCAGAACCAAACGTAGTAATAGTGTTTCCGTCTAATCTAATGTTGTCTACATTAAGATAAATTAATGTGCCTAGTTCGTTTAATCCACTAGCGAGTGTTACTGAATTACCTAATTCAGTTGTGCTTAGTACTAACGAATCGTTAATTTTATAAGAGTTGCCTGTAGTCAAGTTCCAATTTAAATTAGAATCAAATGAACTTGTTGCATTGTCAAACAATATAGACTTATCGCCTTCAGATGATTTTAAGATAATGCCGCCGCCGTCAATAGCAGCGTTGTCTCCTGCTGATCCTTCTGATACTCCTAATTCAATGTTAACATCTTCAACTTGAATATTAGCAACATTAACATAAGTTGCTTCACCGTTAACAGTTAGGTTGCCGTCAATTATTGCATCGCCTTTTGACCTAAATGATCCATTAACATCTAGTGTATGTTCTGGTAAGCGATCAAATAGGCCAATCCTATTTGAACCGGCATCAATATAAAGTGCATCTCGGAATGTATTTCCTGATCGTGTTCTGATAGCAAAGTCTGTATTACTTTGCTGTGTCTCGATTACAGTTGTCGAACCGTTAACTTTTAGTTGTACATATGTAGTGTCAGCAACACCAACTATTAGTCCATTACTATTTTTAATATTAATAGAACCTACAGTTTCGCCGTTATCGGTTGTTGGCAAAAAGTCTGCTGATGTATATGCTTGACCGTCAGCGTCAACTAATGAACGAGTTTTCTGTGATGTACCTCTATACCAAAAGTTGTCATCAACTAAATTAAATCCTTTTTCAAACAACTGACGTTTTGGAATAACAATATCGTCTGCGTCATCTGGATAACTAGGAATTTTATTCTCGCCGGATAATCTAAATTCTTCTTTTGTAATAACGCCAAATAATGTGCCGCCAATCCATATCTTTAGTACAACACGCTCACGTGCTGAAATGTCAATTACTGATGAAACTTCAAACCCAGTTTGTCCTTGTCCAGAATCATAATCGGGTCCAACTAATACTAAGTCTGTACCGTCAAAAAAGTACATTTTATTGTTTTCATTGTCAATCCAAATGTCGCCTGCGACCATTTGTGGTCTTGTATTGCTTACAATTGGTCCACCAGCAGTTCTAAATGTACTGCCATCGTATAATTTTAACCTTGCTTCGCCTGTGTCATACCAAAGTTGCCCTAACAATGGTGCGCCTGGCGTTGAAGTTCCAGCAAAATTTTCCATTATCTTAATAAAATTTTCGTTTAAAAATTCGCCAAAACCTTTGTAGTTCTTACCTACTAACGTAATGTCTGTTGTAACGTTGTCTACAATGCCGTCTGCTAATTCAACTAACAGCTCGCCGTCGGTTTTGTTTAATTTATAACTCATGATATTGTCCTGCCAGTATAGATGATATAGTTAAATGTCATTGTTGGATTCATAACATTTAAAGGTTGTCCTACGTCTGTGTCTGGGTCAACTAAAAGTCCTCCAGAGTTAGGTAGGCCGTATGCAGACGTAACTGAGTCTGCAGGATTTAACCCAAAGTAAATTGATCCTTCTGGAGTTTCGTCTGAATCTCTTTGGACTGCATAAAATTGTGGTCCTGTTTTTGTGTCGCCTGCACGTAAATCGTGCTTGTGTTCTGGCAAATTAGTAGTATCGATTACTTCAAATTCTGATCCGCCTATTTGTCCAATACTTTGTGCATAGTCTGCGTTTACAACATTTGCGTTTGTTCCGCCCATATTGTCAGCACCCAGTGGTGTTCTACCACGCATGTCTGGTACTTTAAAAAACCCTGACGGAAGTGAAACACGAGCGCCAAAGTTATAACCAATAGCATCAAACAGACTACTATATTCTGAAATTCTATATTGGCCACCGTCACATAATAGCCAGTCTCTTGGAATACTTGTGCCCGCATATGGCATCAATACTCCTGCCGGATTAATTGGTACTGCTGATAATAATGTTTTTCTAGATGTTTTGTATAACCCTGTATTACCCGAAACTCGGTTAATGATCATTTCATCATCAATTTGTGTACTAGTAGTAGCATCTCGAGCCGAAATAATAGCGTTACCGATTCTAGTTGTAAATGTTTTTAACGAGCCGCCTGTTTGCCCGTCAAACGTAACGTCATCTGCAACAATGTCTCCTGTGATTCTAAAGGTAGATGCCGAAGTTAGTTTATTTGCTGATCCAGCAATACCAGAAACTGTACCATTAACATTACCAGTTAAGTTACCAATAAATGTTGTTGCATACATATTTTGCCATTTAGATGTGGCGGATCCTAAGTTACGAGTGTTGTTGCCGTCTGGAATAGTATTTGCTAATGTAGTAACACCTAATACCTGTGCTGCGCCGCCAACGTTTACATTTTTAGCAATACCAACTCCGCCTTTAACAATAACACTACCTGTGCCAATAGTTGTACTTTGAGTTGTTCCGTTTACAAATAAGTTTGAATCAGTTTGAATATTGCCAGTAACATCAAGTGCCTCGTCTGGGGCTTCATTATTAATGCCTACACGTAAATTAGAATCAACACGTAATACAGTTTTAGTACTGCCCGAGTTCTTAACTTGAAGATCGATATTTGATCCTTCAATCTGGTGTCTAATAATACCAGCTTGGCCTTCAACTCCTATGTTGATTGCAGCATCGGTACCAATAACAAGTCCTGTATTGTTTTGTACGTTTACAGGAAATAGTGTTGTACTAGTTACGTCACCTCGTAAAAAGTTTCCAGCAGCAACACTAATATTATTAACAATTAAGTTTTCTGCTTTTTCAGCTGTTCCGTAGAATTTAGGAGCGCCGTCGCCAGTGATGTCTTTGTTAGCTAAATTAATTCCTGGGTTAATTACTGTAAAACCCGGAATAACTGATTTCGGTGTAAAGGAGTCAGTTGCAATTAATGCAACAGGTTGTGCATTTACTTCTACTTGCACTACTGTATGTTGTTCGTTATCTGTACCTGTAACAGTTAACGGACTTGCGCCAGTTGCAAGACCATCACTAAATGTAGGACCAACAAGCACCCAACCCGAACCTGAGTTAAGATATAATTGCTGATTGTCTGTATCTACCCACAAATCACCTGATTGTGAAAACGCAACATCAGGAGCAGTTGGTGCTCTGTTTAGGCCCCCACTCGGGATCCACACTGTTCCGTCATAAACTTTAAGTTGCTCTGCGCCTGGAGTAGTGTCATACCACATTTGTCCTTCAGTAGGACGATCTGGTTGTGTAGCACTAGCAAAATTTTCTAATAAATGTAAAAAGTTTTCAGCAATTGCAGTACCATATGATGTGGAATTTCTGCCCGGAAACTTTAAACTTGTAGTTTGATCAACTGTATTGTCAACTACTGTAATAGTACCGTTGTTTGCTTCGTCTGAATATGGAATCGTATATGGCATCTATTACACCTCGTTAAAACCGCTAAGTGATTGTACTCTCACAGTATAATCAACTTGGATAAGTCTGTTTAAGCTCTTTTGTACAGGGTGGAAGATAACGTGTGTGAGCAGACGTCCTGTACCTGCTGCTGAATAAGCTCTTAATCCAAGTTCATCAAAGATATAAGAACTTGTTTCATCTGTAGCATTGTCAAATGCATCTTGTCCATTTGGTTCACCATAGTCTAACAAACAACTAACAAGAATGTCAGTGTAGTTTGTGCCGCTAACGTGTCTTGTTTCAATCTTATTACGAATTGGATCAAGGTTGTTAACACTTCTATCGTCAACTACTTTAGAATATGTTTGATTATACAAACTAGCATTAGTTCCTGTACTGTTAGGAGTTAAGTATGTAATGATGCCTGTGGGGTCAACCGACGTTCCGCCGTTGCCAAACGCCATTTCATAAATCCATCCAGTACCGCCGTTGCCCAGCGACTCTGCTAGAGAGATACTCATATTTTCGTAGTGAATTGCATTGCGCTTATCTATTAATACTTCCCCAGTTTCTGGGTTGTGTATTTTGATATGCCCCTGGAGCAATACCCCGTTTAAATCATTTAATTTATCTGCCATTTTTTCTCTTCCTGTATACTATTTATCGAGGTAAGTCGGTTGTCTTCTCACGTAAGAATTTTGCAACGTCTGAATTGCTTTGTGCAAGTGTTGAGCCTTCTTCAGACCAGTTTGTTCCTATCTTTCTTATAATATTAACTGTTGTGCCTTGTGGCGGTGGTGTAGTTAAACGTACATATGCTCCTACAGCTTTGTTTACTGCATATTCTGCTTCAACTTGCGTGTCGCCTTCTGGACTATCTTGTGCTGTATAAGTGTATAAATCAATAGGTGTCTTACGCAATCTACGTCCTGCAACAATCACTTCGATGTCTTGTGCTTCCCAATACTCTTCTGGAATTGTATCTTTATACCATCCTACTGCACTTGCAGGATTTGGAATTGGAGCAAACGGTAGAAGTACTTGTACATACTTAATCGCGCCATTAGCAACATAGCTTGTTTGTGGCGTGTCAATCGGAACGTTTGTAAACGGATTTACAACAATTAAATCATATGCTCCTACAGGTAGTGCAGGAGTAATAAATGTTAGTTTAGTTTCTGATACAAACGTAGTTGTTACTTGTGTTTCGCCAACATAAATTTCAGCACGATCAGTAAATCCTGTTCCAGTCACTGTACACACTTGGCCTCCTAAAGGAAACGCAGTGTTGTTATTAAAATCGTATTCGATATTTGTAACTGTTACATTAATACTGTTTTCGTAAAGTGTTGAACCTAAACTATATCCACCTGCTGTTACAGAAATGTTATTAGTAGTATCCTTGTACGGAATAGTAGTTGCTCTACCTTGCTCCATAAACTTACTACCTGTTGCATAAGTTTCCTTAACTCCTGTACCTAGTGTTCCTCTACGAAGTTGTAATAATTCATTGTCATTTCTGCCAAAGTATTCGATTCTTTCACCTTCGATAAAAATAACGCCTGGATATTTTGTGTTATACTCTGGATTCGGTAAATCACTAGCATCAACAACATGAATAGAAGTGTCATACCAATTTAAAGGTTGTGCAAGTTCGTATAATTCTTCAAGACGCTTATAGTGTACACGGTTTAAGATATCTTTAAAGATTCTAAATCCAAACTTGTTAGTAACTACACTGTTACCAAAGTGAAGTATTTGAATAACATCACCTTCATTTGGTTGCTGTTGCAATCTTACATAATCGTTAGTACCAGTTACAGTGTATTCAATGTTTGGTGATAAAAGTTCGCCATTTAAAATTACCCACACATATTGTGCATCAATAGCAGGCTTACGTAGTTTAATGTATCCTTGTTTCACCCAGTTATACTTATAGTACTGAGGAGTTCCGATAGTTAATTCAGTTTTTTCTTCTACTGTAATAACTTGACGTTCAAATCCTTGACTATTGTGATTACTAAATTGATACACTGTAATAACATCACCTTCACTATATGCACTATCTAAATGCAACACGCCCGGTGTTTTAACATAAGTGTTATCGCTTTCGTAATATCCCATTCTATACTCACCGTCTGTTAAAACAAAGACAGTTAGTACATCGCCCGGGTCGCCGATACCTGCTTCAAGTGTAATTGTACTGCCCGGTTGTGATTGTGGATCAACTGTTGAATCAAAAATTCCAGCACCTTCGTATGTCCAAGACTGAATATATTCTATTTCCGTTCCATTTAGGTAAACAGCAAGATCGTAAGCATTAGCAGCACCGACAGGAATTTGTGTTAAATCTAATTGGTATTGTCTACTATTAGTAACTTCAAAGCGTTCACTATAGCCCGGGCTAAGTATTCTATTATTAACCTTAACTAAGGTATACGCACTTTCCGGCTGTTGTTCAAACGGCGCAGATGTTAAATCAAACTGCATAGTGCTGCCGTCAGCTGTAAGTGTATCTACAGTTACTTGACTGTACTGTTCAAGTACATCTATGCCGCCAACAGCTAACAGTACTCTAATGTTTGCACCTGCTCGTGGAGTAACTGGAAACGAGATAATAAAGTTATTCGGATATGCATAAGACTCGTCGGATTTAATCAGTGCGACTTCAGTTGTAACTCCGTCTACTGTTACATATGCTGTTGCATTATCTTCCCAACGTGCATTTGTTAAGAAATCATTAGTTGCTCCGTCACCGATATAGTTGTCAATGTCTAATATACTAGCTGCCGACAGCCCAACATTAACTATGTTAACTCTGCTGCCGTCGATTGGCGCAGTGTTAAACACAATTTCTTTACGTACAAAATCAATAGCAAAATCGTTATTAGTTTTTAGCTGATTGCCAACCTTAACAAATAAGTTTTCTTTCTTTCCTGGAGTTGATCCAATATTAAATACTTTAGTAACACCGTTACCAATATAATTTAAGGAAGTAATTTGACTTGCTCCACCCATTGGCTTTTCAAATACTTGGATATCTAATGTGTCCATTACTTGTCCCGGAACAACCTCTTCTGGACCTTTTGATGTTGTAGGTGTTACAAATCCGTCGCCGTCAATGTTAATATCTTCTGAGCGCAATCCAGTTGCATTACTGTAAGCTAAATTGCCACCATCGATAGCACTATCGTAACTTTCAGGATCTGCAATAAAGCTACCATCTGAAGTTGTCTTTCTAAAGATTAAAACATCACCGTCATTGGTCGGAACTGCATCTTCGTCAAGTACGACAATGTTTGATGCAACTTCAGTGTCATCATCATACAATGCAATACCTGTTTGTCCTGCACCTGTAATTGGTAACATACGAGCAGTTGGATTTGTAGGGGACGGTACTGACGGATCCCAATCAGCTGCATCAATTCTTATGCCGTTTTTATATACGTTATAAGTTACACCAGTTTCTAATGGTTTAGCAAATGTTAAGTAGCGTGTACTGTCGTCACGTATTTGGAATATCTCATCTTCAAATGTAGTATCGTAAATATCCCATCCTTGGGCAAACCAAGCACCAGCATCCCAGCCAGTTGTTCCAGCAAATCCAAACGAGCTAACCTCAACGCCGCCATAGTCAACACCCTCCATTAGCTGCCCTAATGTATTGCCAAATTGTGCATCTTGTGGATCATATGTTAAGTTAACACGATCTTGTGCTTTCAATAGTTTAGTATCTTTGAAGTATTCGATTTTGATCACTGAGCCTGCTGCCGGCGGATCAAAAAATTCAACTTGTCCAAGATAACGATCATATTCCTTAGTTTGATCTAATACATTTCGATATGTATATTTTCTACCAAGTACTTCTTCATTGTCTTTAAAAATCTTAATCTTTGTAGTTCTTAAGTCCAACGGCCAATTTAAATCAAATTTAACTTTTAGTCCAGAAGCATTAAATGTTTCTACAGTATCTAATGTAACAAATTCGTATATGCCAGATACTCTGTCAAACTTAATAGCTGTTGTCATAGTTCTAATTGGAGTGTTTCCAAGTATAGCAACTGCTTTAGCTAGTGTTCCAGTTGAGTTAACTGTTCCGTCAATGGTTACAGTCGGAGCTGTTAAGTATCCTACGCCACTATTAGTTACTGTAATAGCACTAATAGTTCCATTTCGTCCTAATGATGCAACTGCTGTAGCACCAGTGCCGCTACCTTCAATTTTAATTATAGGAGCGTTAGTGTATCCTTTGCCTGCATCAGCAAGTTTAATTTCAGCTATCTTAAAACCAACATTATCTGCCCAATTTTTATTTGGATATGTAGTAATATCTGCATCTAAAATTTGTATTGCATCATTAACAACCTTTACAACTTGCGGCTGTATAACACCAGACGTTGGTTCAAACCTAGCAGGCAAGTCAAAGTCACTTGTAACTGTTTGAGAATTGTCTAATGATTCGTATGAACTTAGATATTCTCTAATTTTAGTTTTATATGGTTTAACTTCTTCAATGTATGCTTCGTAACTTTCTAAGTTATCGTTTTTAAAGTTTACCGACTGTTCTAAATTTCCAACATTGTGTTTTGCTTTGATAAATGATGTCTTAAATGCCCAATCAACAAACCCTTGCTCCGAGAATACATAACGTATACTTGCAAAAAATAAGTTGTTCCATTCAATTGCTAAGTCATCAATAAAGATCTTATCTCTAATTGTTTCTAATACAATACGTGTTTCTGCACTAGGTAATGCATCAAAAGACAGTACATCGTAAGTAGTAGTATCGAAACCTACTAAACTAGATTGTACATCATATAGTGTATCTTTAAACTGTATTGTGCCGTTTTCTCTACCAATAGTTTTATAATTAACGCTGTAGTCAACACCAGTTTCATTATTAATTTTTTCTAATAATAGCCAGCCGCCTGTGCCTACGTTTTTAATCTTAACAACATCACCAATTTCATCATTAATTGAAGGTAGGTCATATGGAAAATCAATAATAAAATCAATTTCAGTAAAGGCGTTAACACCAGTATCGTACCAATCAATATAGTCCCAATATTTAACTACATCATATGCTTGACTTTCTACTAATATCCATTCTTTGTTTACAGTGTCACGTTCGTACAACGCCCACTTGCCGTTTAATGTATTATCTGATTCAACTAGTACAGTATATCTACGAACAGACAATACTGTAGCTTCATCATAATATTGCCCTTCTTCAAGTACTGTTGCAGAAATAACTTGTCCTGCACTATTAATCTCAGTTGTAATAACTGCATCTTGGCCTTTTCCTAAAACAGTTACAAGCGGTGCTGTAATATATCCGCGGCCGCCGTCTGTAATAGTAACACGCACAATTTTACCGTTTTCAATAATTGGCTCAATTGTTGCTCGGCTAGCCCTTGCAACTCCAACAAATTGAAGTTCAGTTAATGTTTCAATACTTCTGTCAAATCTGTTACTAGAAACACTTGGTGGTTGATCAATTTGTGTTAGCGAAGAAATATCTTTGTCATCAATAATTAATGTTTTAAGTAGTACTCCGTTAATACGCTTAACTGCTTGATTTAATGCTTCTTCTCTATTTACAAACCAACCCTGCCTTGGACTATTTAATGTACCGTATTTTTCTTTAGGACTTAATTCTGTTGCAGGAACAGCACGGTTCGAAGTGTCAAATCCTACTAAACTGTCAATCCATTTACGTTCAATATCTATGTTAGGAACACTTGTTTCTAATCCTTCAGTAATAACCTGATATTGATTGTGAATATTAATTTCTTGATTGTCAATTGTCCAGTATTGGACACTTAATGCAATGTCTTTGTTTCTAATTAAATCATCACAATTAGTTAACGACAATTGTGTAGGACTAATAAAGCTAACAAATCTGTAACCTTCATTTTGAGGGTTTGAAATTAAATTAGCAACATTTGTCGCTGACAGTAAGCGTCCGTCAACATTTGGAATAGTTGTTTTGTTAAGTACCCAAAAGTAATAACGTGTACTAAATGTACCTGTTGCATTGTCGTATAATCTTTTTACTACATATGCATCGTCGCCTGACCTAGAAGTTCCAGTAATCCCTTGAGATATGCCTTCGTCTGTCCCGCTTATTAAATCCCACTCGCTCGGTAATAGATCACTTTCTACCCATTCAAACACATCAATTGTATTAATCGATGTCGCAGGCAAGTTCCAACTATTAGTACTAAAAATAACATTATCTTGATAAGGGTTTAAGAACTTAGCATTTGTTAGGTTCCACCATAGCTGACCAGTTTGTGATTCGCCCCAACTATTTGTTGGATCGATGTTTCCTGAAATTCCTGCAGAATAAACTGCTGGATCATAATATGTTTTATATGTTAATTCCTGTTCAGCCGGTCCGGCAATTTTTCCTTGCAACACATCGATATAATCTAAGTACTGTACAATTTCTGATTTTGCTACATCATATAACATTACACGTTTAATTTTATTAACGTCTACCGTATCTTTAGCAGCTCTTAGAGTTGACCATACCTTTGTGTTATCTGGAATTCTATAATCAAGCAGTACCCCTTGTCTAGTTGGAGTGCGCTGGAACTGCGGAAGTCCAACATAAATGTGGTTATTCTTTAACTTTATATTTCTGCCAAAGAATCTTACACCGTCTGCATCATAGTCAATCGTTTCTGCATATACTAAAATGTTTCCTTGACGTTCATATAATCTTACAATGCCTGCATCTTTGTCGTAAGATCTAAGTCTAGTAAATCCACCGTCAAAAGTAGTATTGTCACTAAAGTTTGTTTCAACAAACGAATCACCATTTCTCGATCCTACTAATAATTGGTTGCCATCGAAGTCGATAGTCCACCCAAATAATTCAGCACGTTCTTTAGACAGGCTATATAATTCCTGCTGTAATTCAAATACTCCATCAACTTGTGCATAAATGTAAACTTTACCTGAATCATTTTCAGCAGTGTCGTCAAAAGCTGCACTAACAGCAATTAATTTGCCGTCGTTACTAATGGCAACATTATCTCCATAAGCAGTGGTTTTATTAGGCGATTCGATAGTTTGTGCTTTATAGAACGACCCATTTACGTTTCTGTAAACAAATACAGCATTTGGTGTATCGCTTGTATATGATGCTGAGACAACAATTACATCACCGGATTTGCTTACATCAAAAGATTTAGCAAATACTGATAAATTAGTTGTGTCAATAACAAAGCCGTTTTGACCGTTAATCGGATCGTATACTAATGAACTATCTACGCCGACTATATTTCCAGTAGTATTAGGAATGTATCCTAAGTAATCTAAAGGATTAATAATTTCATTCCAATCGCTTGGATTAAATTCACCTGGGGCAATATTAGTTTCAGCAGTATATAATACACTATCTAAATAAACAATGTTATCTTCAAAGTAACTTCTAGTATTACTAAACTCACCTCTATAGTTTTTATCTGCACTAAATTCCCAGCCGTAATTTGTATTGTTTGCTTGGCCATTTAGAATAATATAAATTCTTCCTGGGTCAACATCAGTAGCTGCTGTCTTAATAAACAACCTACCTAAACTGCCGGACTTAGCAAATTTAACATCTGCTGAAAGTTTTGAATCATTAGCACGATCTGCTACTGTATAAGAATTTAGTTTAACAAATTGTCCTACGCCTGAACGTTGATATATCGAATAGTAACCTTCGTTGGTTAGTCCACTTGATATGCCAGTTGCGGACAACGGAAGGTTAAACACTTCTTCCCAGTCATTATTATTATTGCTTGGGAGATTTGCAAGTCTTGGAATACCTTGCACTGTTTGTTCGTCGTAGAACCAATACTCGGCATCAAAAATTGTACTTGCAGCTGATAATGGAATATCTTCAATTGCTTTAAGTACAATCATTTTACCAATGCCTGCTGCATCTAGCGGAAAGCTGCGTTCTTGAATTTGTCCAAATACTCGAAAGCCAATTGCAGGATCATAATACGGATCACCCGATCCATCGGATATCCATTGTATTTCTCTGTTTTCTCCGAAGTTAAGACCTTTTGCCCAATTACCTGAAATTCCTTTAAGATATAATCTAATATTTGCATTGTCAAACTTCTGATAAAACACAACTTCAGCAGTGCCTAAATTTGTAACATCTTGTACAGTAAGCCCAATCTTAGGTTCTAGCGGTTGATCGTTAGAGTCATTTTTGGTGACAAGTATGTCAATGTATCCGTCCCAGACATCATACACTGTATGTTTTTTGTTAAGCTCTAGATTAGTTAACCCTATTGTAGTAACATCTGGTGCATAGCCCGATAAGAATGCCGGCATTGTATTTAAAAATACATCAACTTGAGGATTACCTGGGGCATCCTGTGTAATTCCAGCTGCTGTTAACGAGTCAGTTAATAGTTTTGGCGCTTTTAACACATATAGTTGTGACCCAAACGTAGCGTTAACTCCAGCAGGTCCCGGATTGCCGGCATAACTTAGTGTTGTAATTTCACTATGAATTGTGTCTTTACTTGATATTAAATCAGTTGCGTAGTTAAGTATGTTATAATAGTACCTATTATTGTAAGATCCCAATGTTGGATCTGCTTCAACAGTTGAAGCTGGGATAACATCATTAATAATTAACCCTCGGCCATAATCTAAGTTGTTTTCAACTACATTATATGTACTGTTTGCCTTAGTAGCAAATCTCCAATACCCGCCCCATTTAGTTTCTGCGCCTGCTGCAACATCAGTTGGTGCTGCTGTAATATATTCACCAACATATTCACCAATACTAGTTGTTAACGATCCTACTTTTCCAAATGTACCGTTTAAATCCGAAATATAAATTACAAGTCTTGCATCATCGCCTGTTGGATTGAAGCGATAAGCGACTGTGCCAAAGCCAGTTGTTGATTCAACAATTTGACCGTCTAAAGGAACAGTATTTGAATTTTCTATATATAAAATAGCATCAATCTTTTGAGCAATAATAAACTTATCTGACAAATATTCTTTTGTAAATGGTTCGACATTGCCGCCAAACGGTTCAATTGATGTTAGAGATGTTGACGATTGATTTGCATATGTAAGATCATTCCAGACAAATTCAACAGCATCGCCTATCCCAGATCCTGCATACATATCCAACGGTGCTTTAACAATGAAGTGATCAGTTATGACATTAGTAAACGGATAGTCACCTGTTAATATTACCGGTATTTGAACATCATCTACCTCAGTTTGTGATAAATCTGTCATAATTTGCGGGACAGATTCAAAACTTCCAAATTCAATGTTGTCAACTTTTGGTTGAATTGTTACATTTGCTTTCCATAGTGCATCTTGATAACGAACAATGTCTAATGGACTATATGATTGCTCTTCTTCAAAGTCTGATCTATAAGAAGTTTTTACGTTAGATGCATCCGGTGCACCGACAACTAAGTATTTGCCGTCATCTGAAATGTCAAGTGTAGAACCGTAACGCATTCCTGAGTCGGATAAAGAAAGATCCGGCTCAATGACTTGAGTGATTTGATAAGATCCACCGTTACCAGCTCTAGAGTAAATGTATACTTTGCCATTACCGTCATCTGGGGCGCCTGCTGCAAGTACTGTGTTTTTGCCGTCAACTCCGATCACACTACCAAAGCTGTGGTTAGTAGTAGACTCAGTGTAGGGAACAGTTTGGTGCAAGTTCCAAGAAGTTGTTTTGCTACGAACTCCCCATTTGTAATTTGCATCTTCGTCAATCCATACTTTAGTAACTTCAGGATTTTCTTGAATTAAATTAGAAGCTATTAATGGAGTTTCAACTCGAACACTTACTAACCTTGAAACTCTACTAGCAGAAACTACAGCATCTTCGATTACAAGTCCCGCAAGTGTAAGCACTGTATTTTCAATTTTACTAACTTTATAAAAACCATTAACTACAGTATTGCCTTCTTCACCGTCGAACACTACTTCAATGCCAATAATGTCATTTTCATTAATATTAAAAGGAGTAGACGAAGTTACTAACTGTCCATTTCCTTGATTTTCAATAGCCTCAACAACACTGATCTCATCTTTAGAGTGATTAAAAATGTCCCAAGTTCTATTAACATTTCCTACCCAAATAAGATTACCAAGAACACACTTGCTATAGTCAATATTTAAAATAGAATCGTAATTGTCAACAATAAAGTCTACATCTTGTGGGTTTACATATCCGTTGTTCTTTGTATATGTGTCATATACATATTTTGACGGAAATGGTGCATGATTATAATTGTTAGGACTTAGATACGCTTCAAACGGTCTAATTCTATAAACTAAATCAGTTTCATCTCCAGTAATAGTATTAACAAGCTCAATACTTTGCGGCTCTAGCTTAAACTGGGTTTCGTCAAGTAAGTATTCTACTTCTTCAAAACCTTCTGCTGCACCGTATTGTCCTACTTTGATTGCCCATTCTTCGTAGAACTCTAAACTTTCTTTATTTGCACTACTCAATACATCAAACAATTTAGTAAGTGCATTTTTAGTACCTTTATCTTGCAACATTCCTTGATAGAATTTATACTGCGAAACATCATCATTAATAATATTTGCAAGATATTCTCTGTTTTGATAGCCAATTAAGTGCTGTGCAAATTTTTGTTGTTCTAAATCAAAATTGTCAGTATCTAAGTCATAAAAATCTGCAAATTGATTAACTTTATATTCAAAGTTTGGAATAAGTTCCATTTTCGGTTCATCAACTAATCTTACCCACTGATCAGCGTCAAAGACTGTTGTGCCTGATACTTTGTTTCTTGCTGTATAGAAAAACTCTTTGTACTTTACAAGGTCACCAATAGAGTAATCTTGCCATTGTTTCCACTCAGTAACTTTTGCATTGTCAAACACAAAGCCAGGAATATTAATTGATCCATCCCAATCGGCAGTTCTATAGCCCAGTACTCTGATACGTTCCTGTCTATATCCCGGCTCTTGATCATAAATGATGTCGCCAAACACTGTTTTGTTGTCAATAATAACAGCATGTTCTTTTTGTACCAACGCTAAACGTACAGCAAAGATTCCGTCTTCAGTTGCTTTGGGCCTAACAACAAATTCATTTGGATTTTCTCTAGTTAAACTTACATTTTCAGTTTTTAATTTTTTACCATCTGATTTTAATAAACTATATCCGTAAAATGTATCGTAGATATCGTCTACTACAGAATACTTAGATTTAAATTTAAGCTGGAATGCGCCCGGGCTAAGAGTAATTACACTGCCGGCATTCCAATTTTGTGTAGACCAAAACATAAGTTCTCTAGCAGAAGTTTTCCAGTTTGAAACAAACTCGTCTTTGTCACTATAGTAGTCAAATACAAACCCTTGTGATTCTAAATAATGACTATATCCTAATAGAAAGTCTACTACTTCTTGTAAAGTTTTGTAAACAGTTCCGTATGGGACTTTAGTTATAATGTTTCTAAATGCAGTACGGAAATATGCTTCTGCTCCGCCTTCTTCCGGCAATTTTGGAAGTTTAGTAAATTTAGTTGGATCAAATGCCGGGCCACTTACATGTCCGGTACTAACTCTGTAGTATGAATTTTGATATTCTACTGTTGATCCGCTAACATATGTTTTATTTGAATCCCACTGGACATAGCTTGTGCTAACTGATCCTACATTAATAATAGGATCGTTTGCTAATGCTTGCGCAGTATTAATATTAAAGAATGGTTGTTCGTTATTATATCCTCTAACAATAAACCCGTAACTTTGCTTTTCAACTATTACTCCACTATAAAAAACAGTTTGTACAGGTGCACTGACACTTAAAAATACTTTATAGTTTTCTTCTGGAATAAAAACATTGCCGTTATTAGTAGGAGATCTACTATCTAAAATAAGTTTAAATTTATCTTTGTTTGTATAACCTGCAACTCTAAAACCAATTTGGTTATTAATAGATTTTACATTACTAGTATAATCAGTATAAGGCGAAGTGATGCTTGTTGTTAAGTAATCGTAAATATAGTTTACTAAACCCGATGTAAACACCCTTGAAGTGTCGTCTATTGTATTAGGGAATTGTAAATCAACTAATTTTAACTGTCTATTTGGATCAACGTATACAATATCGCCAATCGTATCGCGCACTTGGCGTTCTCTGTCAAAACAAGTTGACATTACTTTTGAAGGTTGATTCAAAAGTAATGATGTAATTAGTGCAAATGGATATTCTGAACTTCTGCGCCAAGCAGTTTCTACAGGACTATGATCGCCATAAGCAAAATTTGCATTTAAATCAGTAGTATTATAACTTACAATAAAACTACTCAGTATAGGATTAATTAAATTGCCTGATTCGTCTACAGGTAAGTGAGAAGTTAAGCCATTGCGCTTAAACTTTTTGTTAACATATGAAGATTTGCTAGGTTCGTTGATAATGCCTGCTTCAATATCTTCCCACATTAAAAAGTTGTTACTAGTATACGGAGCTTCGCCGTATTGTGTATCCCACCAAGTAGGCTTAACTGTAAATCCTAACATTTCCCAAGGATGTGTGTGAGGACGATCAGTGTCGTATGCAAACTTATATACTGCTCTCCACCAACCGTGTACAGTATTTCCATTTACATCTTCCATGCCGGTGTGATTAAATGTAAACTGGTCAGCTCGGTTAAAGGCTGTATTAATAGTATAGTCGTCATCTACTAATTGCATCCATTGCACAAAATCAGACAACATTGCACTGTTAATTTGTTCTGTTGTTAACCCTGTTGTTCTAGAGTGGCCTGGTAAAAAGTTGTATATGTCAAACATATCTGTATCGTAATCTTTTTTAAGATTATTAAAAATACGCTTTTCAAGTTCTAATATTAAATCGTCTCTAAAATCACCAAACGCAATAGTAATACTGCCGTCGTGTCCTTGAATAACAGTTTGAGTTTCTAAATATGTGTCATCTTGAAACATTAACGGTTCAAACTTAGGAAACAATCCTAACTTAGTAGGTGTTGGAGGAATAAAACATCCATTAGTATTTTCGTATTCGTATATAGTAATAATGTCGCCAATTTCTTTTGCTGTATTAATAACAACAAACCCTTGATCATTAAAAGTATAATCGCTACCGTGCATTAACTGTAAACCATTTTGATACACATGTACTGCTTTTGAACTTAGTGTAGTTAGATCAAAGGCTTCTGATAAGGCAAAGTAAATACTATCTACTTCTTCAATTTCTATATTACTAATATTAGCAGCACCAAACGGAGACATGTCACTAAAGTAAAACGGCATTGAAGGAATTTTATCTTTTACTAGTTCTTGCAAAATTAAATCAACGTGCTGTTTTACTGGGCCACTAAAACCAAGCGAGTTTGCAACTTTTAGGAAAGAGCGTTTAAATTTTCCGTATTCTCTGCGAGCAAATTTTAAAGATTTAACAACATTAGCTTCTTTATCCAAAATGTGATATAAAGGCAAGTTTAAAGGCGAGGCATGTTTTACAATACGTTTGCCATATTTTGAAAGATTACCTAAATCTCGTAAATTGCCTACTCCTGGAAATACTCCTGCAAAACTTTCAACTTCTTCGACAATTGTGCCTACGTGGTCATTAACTTCGCCTAGTGTAAATTCGTTAATATCGGTATTAAGTGGATTTCTTTCTAAACTTTTAACAATCTCATATTTGCCAACGTTAGGCTTTTTAACTGCTTTTGATTTAGTTTTAATAATAATATTATCGCCAACTGACAGAGTAGTATTGAATCTAATAATTAAATCATTCTGTGCATTAACTTCAGTAGTATAATCGATATCTTTAAACTTTAATGCATTATTAACATAAACTTTTAACCATAAGTCAGTTAATGTACCACTTTGCTCGTAAGCATCAACAGTATAAAACGTTCTAGAGTTATCTACAATATATTGTCTAATCACAGGCTGTGAGCTGTTAGCTTCTGCTTTTTTCCAACCATTTTGAATTTCGAAAGTATTAATAGCACTATACTTTCTTAAATATCCTAATTTAACTTCAGTAGTAACTGGACTTTCGCCTAATGGAATATACGTAAATGCATCTGATAGTAGTGCAAAATTAAAAGCAATGTCGCCTACATTTTCAATACTTCTATAACTTATAGGAAACCCTAATTCAGAATCGGTTGTACCAGTACCTTGTTTGTATTCAAACAACGTTGTACCTTCAAAGGTTGAAGATTCGTAAACAGTTGTGTCTGAGAATTCAATACCGTCTTTGTCGTAAATACTGAACAACGGAGACTGATGTAATTTAGTTTTTCGTTGTGCTTCTGTCCATGAGGTGCCATTATACCAAAAAACTTTGCCTTTGTTGGATGTGCCTTGTGTACAAAGAATTGTTTCATTTGTTACAGGTAAAGAATCATCTGTTTCCACAAGTGTAATTTGTCGTCTGTTATTAATAGTAATAAACTTAACTTCAAAGATTCGACCTGTTACTAATGGATCTGTATCTGCAATGAATACAACTCTCATTCCATTAGTTAAGTCGATGCCATCGACGTTATACCCTAGCGCACCTTCAACATTTGAAAATACATCTTTAGTAAATGTGTCAACTAAGTCAACATTTGATTTTGCTGCTGTACCAAAGTTGAATAATTTTAAGCCTGAATTAAATTCAATAATAGGACGAGATGCACGTTGTGCTTCGTCAATCTCATTATCTTGATTATTAATTTTTGCTGATTGTTCAATAACAGATCTATGGAACCAACGATTATATTTTGACCATAAGTTTCCATCAAGACTACTTCTGTTTATTGTAATGTAATCTTTATTAACTGGATAACCAATTGCTTCAGAGAACGGAAGTCTGTCAAATCCTTCTGCATCAAATTGTACTGTTAAATCTTTAGTAAATTCACTTGGAATGTTTAATGCTTCTTCTGAAATTAAGTTAATGCTATCGCCGACGCCTTCTACATACCAAGAGCCGTTACTGTATTTTTTAGGAATAACATTGCCTGCAAATTTTACCTTCATTCCGTTAGATAGAGCATATCCGCTACCTGTAGTATAAGATTGCAACCCTAATAATTCTTGTTCAACATTAATAGATGTTGCTTCAACAATATCTTTAACATCAATTACGCCACTAGCATATACATCAGAATCTGACATATAATATATAATGTTAGGTGTGCTAGAATCTACAGTAAGTTCAATAACGCCCTTGTCTACACTCTGAGCACTAATATTAGAAGTAAGGTTAAATGATGTGTCTAAGTACCAGTTGTCTTCTTCAAACTCTGTTTTAGAATGATGACTAACTGTTGCTAAGTAGATTGAACCGTTGTAGTTTACTTTTTCATTCTGTGAATAAGTCCAATCTTTTCTCCAGGACGCCGCTGTTTCTTTTCTAGTTCTAAAAGATAACGGATTTCCTTCAGCGTCAATTTCAAATCTATATTTGATTCCTCTATATAAAGTTAGAGTTGGGTTTTGTGTTAATCCGTCCGGAGTAAAAACAAAACCATAATTTTCGCCGTTGTCTATTACTTTAACTTTGAATGTACTAACTACTTCGTCTGTTTGACCAACAATTTGTACAGTTTGAGGACCGTTAGGCAACCAATAATATTCTCTAAAGTTTACAAACTTATCCCAACTAATATGTGGGTTCCAAGCATAATATTCGTCTTGGTTAATAACACTGTGATCTTCTACTGTGCTACCTAGAGCCCTAAGTTGATTAATATAATCATTATAGTCTCCATAGAAGTTTACGTTATTAAGCGAATCTTTAATAATCGACACAGGCTCTAATTGATAATCGTTTCTACTTTTAGAAACATCGCCAATGTAATAATCACCTGCTTGTCTACCTTTTGCTTCTTCTCGGCCATAGTATCCATTTAATTTTTCAGCAGTGCCCGGCTGCATGAGCTGGTCTAAAGTACTTGCTAAAAATTTGTTGTTTACTTGAGTTCTAAAGTATCTTGGAAGATGCTGACTACTAGTACGACGAGGATTCTCACTGCCGCCCGGCAACGGTGATTCGTTTTGATCGTTTTTATTGTACGCCATTAGTAACTAAGGCCTCCATTAGTTGAACTTTGTATACCTGTGTTTGCAGTTATTGATCCAGTAACTACTACACCTGATGATTTTAATCTGCTTGCTGTAATTGCATCAATAATATCGATGTCAGTTACGTTTGCGCCGCTAATAAACACTTCGTCTGATTCGGATTTAATTTCAAATAAACTACCAAATGTTTGATCTTCTTGAACTGGGACAATTACAAATGTAACTAAGTCCGGGCTTAATTCGTTCATTACATAACTTGCCAATTCTGAGAAATAAAACTTATCTCCAAAGTCCCAATTTTCTAATGCAAAAAATCTATTAATTGCACTAATAACATCGGACTTTAACTTATTGTCATTTAAAACTAAATCTGCATTTTTTACAATTTTAAATCTTGCTTGTAAATCTTCTTTTGCTTCATTTCCAAACAACACTTTGTACTTAACCGGATGATAGATAATTTCATCGCTAAGTGATTTAATTTTGTTTAGCTCTGTAGCATAGCTTGTATACAGCTCGTCGCTACTCGGAGGCTTTGGTGCTTTACTAATTGTACCGTCTAGATACTGTCTAAATAAATTATCGTATCCTCTAGTTAACAAATAAGTGTCAATAATATTACTTGCACTTGGGTCAATTCTTGAATTAGAATCAGCAGCGTGTACATATTGGAATTTTAATGCATCTCTGCCGATTTTTGCTTTATAATTAGAATTTAAAACTAATTCACTAGTTGTTAAATTTAATACTTGAAAAATATCTTCTTGGATAAAGTAAAATAATTGCCCGTCGTCATACTGACTTAGCGAACCAATGTCTTCTTTTTTAGCAAGAACTTTAACATTTAGTTTAGCTTTCGAAGTATACACAAAATCATCTACTCCGTCTCGTGTTGTATACTTTTGTAAGAACACTAATTTTTCTGTAGGGTTGATTGTTTCATTAACAATTTCTGTAAAAATCTCTGGATTGTCAACTACGCCATCGTCGTCCCCATCAAAGAAACTAACTTGAATTTTTTTGGAATCTACGTAGCCTTCGGCATCTCTATATTCCTCAATGATTTCCCAGTCAAAGGCATAATTAAATGCCGACACATCGTCTGGCTGAGTATTAATGTTTAACACACTAATTTTATCTTTAACAATTTTACCAGTTTTATTATTATAAATTTTATCGCTAGAATCATAATAAAATCTAATCTCTGCATCACTTTCAAATACAAACCGCATAGCACGATATGTAATCGTATATTTTTCACCGTCTGTAGTAAATTTTAATAACCACGACGCATCAAGTTGTTGGTTAGTAGTGTCGCCAGTTTTACCAGTAGAAAATAATTTACTACTGTTTAAATTATTTTCTGTAACAACACGCCATTCGCCTTCATCTCGATCGTAACGCAGTCCGAAAGTTTTATAAGCAAACACTTGGTCTGTTACTTGTGCCTGTACATCTGAAGTTAATACCGTTGGCAATGCTGTTTTAATTTCTACAAGTTTAGAGCCTGTAGGAATACTATCGTTAAACACAATAGCACCTGTGCCGTCTTCTTGTAGTTCAGTACCGTCGCCTGTTACACTAATAACTTTAACCCATTTGTATGAGCTGCCGCCTCTGTAATCTGGTTGGCCTAACACTGCTTTGCCGTCTAAGAAATGATACCCTTCTGGTGGAACAAATCGTAGTAGTGAATTTAATTTAACAAACTTCATATTAGAACCAGTAAACGATCCAACTTTAACATCTACTCCGTTGGGGTTAGTTAGACGTCCTGTAAATAAGTTTGTGTCTTCTGTAATTTGAGTCCAAGTTGCTCCCAAGTCTTCGACAAGCAAACGTGGAAATTTGTCGTAATAATAATTACGTAATTTAATTCCGCCAAGGATAGGCTCTACTGTGTTTACAATAGCACCTTCGATGTCGGTTAAGTTTTCAAAAACAAAACTTGATTTAAGTGTTAAAAAGTCCTTGTAAATTGCGCCGTCTGTTCCAAACAAATTAGTAGTTGAATATTTGCCCGTAGCATCAATCAAATCAAAATATCTACTAATTCCGCTCGATGTTCTGTTTACACTTTTTGCTTTAACAATTTCTTGACTGGCACCTAATGGACCTAACTGATAGTCTTCACCAGTGATCATTCTATTTTGTGTATAGTATGTTGCCGGGGCATTTTTCTTAATACTAGCATTTGTTTCTGAAATAGTCGAATTGTCAACTGTATATTTTAATTCAAATGTTAGTGTAATTTCTTCTGCTTTTCCTGCTTTTGAAACATAAGGAATACGTACAGAAATTCCTCGCATGTCATCCGGAGTAACTACTAATCTTTGATTTTTACTAGTTCTGTAGTAAATGCGGAAATTGCCTTGCGGAAGATTACCAAATACACCGTCGGAAAATACTAAACTAATTCTATCTTCAATACGTGTTAGTACACTATAAATATTTCTAATGTTTTTATTAAGACTATTATAGATAACATTATTACCTTCAACAGAGTCTACTTTGCTCCACAATTCTTGCTCGTTACCTAAACTGTCTAACTTGTATAACCAAACATCGCTATTGTTAATATTTTTAGCATCAATTGCAACTGTTTGATTTGTACTAGGATTAGTTACACTAAACTGTCCTTGGTCTAAAATTCCTTGCCTAAAGTGACAAAAGAATCCCGAGTTAGAACTTGCTACTCCTCGGCCATCGTCTCTATAAACAAATGCAAAGTTGTTTCCCGGAAAGGGAGATTCTTCAATAATTTCAGAATCAGTAACATCAGTACTGACTACTTCAAATTGTACACTTTTGCCGTCAATTGTTTTATTAAACGCATATGCCGGGACTTCTGTATTAGTTGAGTTTAAGCGATATTGCTCTGTTGGTACTCCATTAATAATACCCTTTTTAATAGGTCGACCAAATGTACCGTTAACTGGCAAAGCTGCATTTGTTACACGGATAAACTGTTCGTACCAATCTGGGTTAGACGGATCGTTCCAAAGAATTGTTTGGTTTTCAATATTAGTTCCATTAGAGTCTGTAATTTCTTCTGTAGTAGAGACTGACTCAATTTTTAGCAAGCCATTTGAAGCAATATTACGTTTAGGATTATAGGAAAGCAATCTTGCTAAACGTAGTACACTTTCGCGGCGCTCTGCTAATTCTAAATAATTTTCACGAGCATTTAAGTCAATACGGAACGCAATATTTTGACCTAGGAAAGCAATTAGGTCAATTAGTGCCAAGTATTCACTTGACTCGATATAATCATTAAAATCTTCGGGGTAGTTTTGCCTTAGGTAAGAAATCATTGTTCGACGTAAATTGTCAAAGTCATATGATTTAAATTCCGCATTACGGAATGATTGGTAAACTCTCTTCCAATCTTCTGATAGTAGTAATCTGTTTTGTCTATCTGTTGATGACATGTTGCTTTCCTCTTATACTGTATTTATTGGTTTCAATTAAGTACGCACTTATGATAGAAAGCCAGCGTCTTCATCAAATTTCATACTCATACTCTCTGAAATATTATACGGAAGATATGTTAATGTACAATCAATTTGTATGCCAGATTCGTAACTATCTACAACAATTCGATCAACATTTACCCTAGGATCATAATTAATGACTCGTGTAACATTAGTTGTAATTGCTTCCTTTACTCCATCAGTCAACGGCTCAAATAATACGTCCCAGATAATAGTTCCAAATTCAGGATCGCTTAATTTTTCGCCTTGGCGAATATGAAAGTTGTTTATAATATCTTGTTTAATTAATGCAATATCGTAAAGTACCCAACCCGAAGAATCAGGGTTGACTGTAGATATGCCCCTATATGCTCTACTTTCAGTTGGTACTGAAGATTTTTTGTTTGAAGGAACAGTTATCTGTTTGTAAATATTTTTTTCTTGTGTACTCATAATGTATTTAACCTACTTTCGAAAGTGTCGGTTTACCGTCTACTTCAGTAACTAATAATTTGTCACCGTTTGCCATTGTAACAGTTTGCCCTGATTTAATTGCACCGCTACCAACATCTGCAATAATTTTTCTATCTGATTCAGACCCATATGCATTAGCTGCATTAACTTGCGGAACTTGAATAAGAGGAGTTGGAGTAAGTCCTTTAGCTAATGTAGTTCGTAATCCTAACATATCTGAGGCAGCATTTGCAACGTCTTGTACTATTGCTCCTCCTACATTAGCAATACTTTTTAAGAAACTTGATCCGCCGATTTTAGTATCTATGTCTTTAACAATTCCTTGCACTGTACTAAATGCCATAGAACCTGCATTTGCTACTGAATTTATTAAGCCGCCTACACTGGCACTGCTCATGTTTGTTTTAACTACATTTGTAGCTTCTGCTACTTTATCGGGGATAGCAGTCGGAGCA